GGATATTAGTTATTATGTTAGTTTAAGGGGGGGGATTAACTTAAAAAATGTAGCTACATTTGAACATTTAATGAAATAATTAAGTTAATTTTGTAGCTACAAATATTACACATGGCAAAAAGCAAACCAATTGGAGTTAGATTTGACTTATATAAGTTGGATATAATTCAAAAAGAGCAGAATTTGACTTCTGTTCAACAAGTAGTAAATTATTTTATGGATAATTATGGTTCAAAAGAAATTAAAAGAGGAGCACCTTTTAAGAATATGCCTCCTTACGACACAGATACCCCAAAATTAGAGGTTAGTTCCAAATTGGAACAAATACCTGTTGAAAACCATATAAGCCCGCCAAAGGGCTTAAAAGGGATAGATTTGGTTATTTGGAAGTCTGAGAATTGGAAATAATTCGTATCTTAGTGGTATGAAAAAGACATTAACAATTTTATTGGTATTCTTAGTATTGGTTTTTATTGCTGACATAGTTTACAAAAGTAATAAATCAAGGGTTGCTTATGAAAAAGCATTAGTTATAGTTGAAGGTAAATTTGCATTTTGTGGTGCATCATCTGCAAAGCCAACAGGTAAAAAAATAGTAGTAGAGGGTAGGGAATTTTGGGAAGGAGTAGCAGCTTGTCCTGTTATGGATGGTCCGTCTATTGCAAATAACATATTGGTTCCAAACCCAAATATTACACCAGATAGTACAGATAAAACTGTGTGGTCTTATTTTTGGTATTATGATTCAGTTCCACAAGCACCTACTTGGGAAAAGTTACCAACAGTTAACCGTACTTTTAAAATTAATACAAGCAAGCCTGATAGTAGTGAAAGTAATATGTGGTGCATGCCATGTAAAATATTACCACAAAGAGTCAATGGTATAACCATAGCCGAATGTTATGGTCCACTTAATGAATTAGCATTTCCAATGCGTAGAGCATTAAAAGCGCATACTGGCCAAACATCTGTTACACAAGCTCCTATTGGCGCAACGTATTCAGTAGGGACAATAATACCAAAACAATAAATATGAAAAATAAATTAAAAATGATGAAACGAGCTGATGGTTCTACTTCTCCTCGTGGTTTATGGGACAATATTCGTGCAGCTGCTGGTTCAGGTAAAAAACCTACAGCCGAAATGTTAAAACAAGAAAAGAAAATTAAAGCACAAGAAAAAAAATAGTAATGTCAGAAGCTTGGGAAAGAAAAGAAGGTAAAAATGCAGCAGGTGGTTTAAACCAAAAAGGTCGTGATTCGTACAATCGTGCGCATGGCGGTCATTTGAAAGCTCCTGTTAAATCTGGTGTTAATCCTCGTAGAGTTTCTTTTGCAGCTAGATTTTCTGGCATGTTAGGAGCTATGAAAAAACCAAATGGTGAACCAACAAGAAAAGCATTAGCTTTAAAAGCTTGGGGTTTTGGAAGCATTGAAGCTGCAAGGAAATTCGCCAATGCACATAAAAAATCGTAACTTAGCATAAATTAAACATTATGGCATCAGTAGATAATAATTTTTCAGACTTTGTAGGGTATTTAAAAAGTTCTTTTGACCAATCAGTGGTTTGGCATCATCAAACAGATTCATATCCAGTACATAAAGCTTTAAATAAGTTTTATGATAATATACTAGATTTAGTAGATGGCTTAGTAGAAAGCGTTAGTGGTGTTCATGGTCGTCCAAAAGATTACGAAATTGATGAACCAGTTAATTATAAAAATCCTGAACAAGTAGTTAGTTATTTTAAATCTTGTTATGATATGATTCAAAAAGATAGAAAAGATATTTATGAAGAAACTTGGATTCAAAATCAAGTAGACGAAATTGCTGCATTATTTTCTAGAACTATTTATTTATTAAGTTTAAAGTAATTATTTTTCTGGCTGATTTAAAATCACTTTCCCTGCATCAGACAATGGTCTAGCAAATATCCTTAATTTTTTACCAGTATTAGGACATACAAATGTAACACCTGCATCTTGATATGCTTTTATTACTAATTCTATTGCTCCATGTTCATCTGGACTAGCTCCAATTACATGAATATCATCATAATCAAATTGCATACAAAAATCACAGCCCTCTGTGTATGGTTGTTTATCTTGTGGAATGTTTGCTTTTTCTTTTTTAGTTTTTGCCATATTATTTATTAAAATTTTTATGTGTGTTTTCAATATCTACTAAATATTCTCTTGCTCTTATTACTTTTTGCTCAATGCGTAAAATATCATCTTCATTTCTACTAACGTTATACATTAGTATTCTTTCTTCCATTGGTATATCATCAAATGTCATGTTAAATTCTATCTTCATTGCTTCTTTAACAAACTCTGGGCTTTCTTCTGAGATAACATCCATCTTTTTAAGCAAATAATACTTTTCTTGTTGGATAATATTATCCGGAGTATTTACAAGACAATATGCAATAGTAGCTTTGGTTTTACCGGTAAGCCACATATAACTTTGCATTTGCCAATAATACAAATTATCAAGTTTATCTGGTAAATTACCTAAGAATGTCCATAAATCGTAGCTAGATTTTATATCAATAATGCCATCATCTATAATATCTGGCATCCCTGTTATGTATTTATTTGAAAATCTTTCCGTATTTTTAGTAAAAGGTTTCTTTAGATACATGGACAATAAATCAATCGAATCTTGTTCTGCTTCTATACCTTTTTTCATTTGCTTTGTTTGAATATCTCTTCTCCTATTATACTTTTCGGAAATATAAACATCAAGCAAATGTTTTTGTGTTGTTTTAGAAAGTAAACCAGCTTCTTTGTCAGCTTTAGTTACTGGCTCAGTCATTAAATACCCCACAGAGCTTGATCTGATTAGAGTTTCATTAAAATTTATCATAGTTAAAATAGTTTTCCTTGTTGATCAAAATAGTCAGAAGTTAAATTAAAGTTTTTTCTCATAGCATTATAAGTTTCAAACCATGCTTTTGCTTGTGACTTCGCCATTCGTTCAATTCTTTCGCAATATTCAATAGCTTCTTGTTTGTTTTTCATTAACCAATACCCATTACTATCAGATAAAATCATATAACCTTGTTTAATTCTTAAATCCCTAATTATTTGTCTTATCTTTCTTAGTGTAGATTCTGTTCTATCATATTCATGTATTGGGTGACTGCCTAGCCACTTTTCTGAATCTGCAATTTCTTGTTGTGTTATTCTATATGCAGCACTTGAAATTAAATTTAAAACACATTGCTCATCATCTGTAAGTATCATAATTAAAATAATTTAAGTTTAGCATTATAACATTCTAAAACTTCTGTATTGCTTTTTGCCATTAATTCCCAAGCCTTTAACTCTTCTTTTGTCTTACAAGAATTTATAAACTCTATTGTTTTTTCAGTTAAAGTTTTTTTAGATTGAGTTGGTATAACCTCATCTGGAACTTCTTGATAAAAATCACCTATTTCTTTTAATCTTGTTACATTTTGTTTATGATATTCTTCTACTAAATCTCTTGCAATATCTAATGCTTTAGTAGCAGATTCGCCTTGGTTAATGGCAAATTCAACACCGATTTTTTCAGAAGAATAGTTTCCTAAATTAAATGTTCTTTGGTAGACGATAGTTTGTATATGCATAGTAGTTTATTTTAATCTGGTTACAATAGTTACAGTATCAGTAGCTTTAATCTTAAATAGTTTGTCTTTATGAGCTTCTTTTTTCTTTAAATTAGAAACCATAACCATTACTGAAGTATATGGATTATCTAATCTAAGATGCTCACCTAAATTCAAATCGGCTACTTTACTAGAAACCGAATCTGGGGAAATGTTTCGTGCCATATTGTTTGTTTTAGCACAAAATTAATTTAATTAATTTAATTAAAAAAATAAATTTAATTTAATTTTGTATATTTGCATTGCAAAGACATAGTTTAAAGGTTTAAAAGGTTCGCCCTTACGTTTTTACGTTGAGGGCCTTTTTTTGTCAAGTTATAGCTTTACCACTTTAAAGTAAAATAACAATACTTATATGTTACTTTAATGAAACATTGTACAATGTTCACGAATCCGTGAAAGGTTTAAAAATGTGAACACTTGCTTAGTATTACTACCTATTTATATTCATTTACATACAATTCGTAACAAATACTGCCTATTATATGTTACAAGATATAACCGAATTAACCCTAACTATGTTCCCAATTTGGTTACAAAAGTTCGCTAATAGTAAACTTATCAATTACAAAAGTTACCTAATAAGGCAACTTTGAGCCGTATTTAAGCGATAATCGGCTCAGTTATGAGGATAAAAAACCCCATGTCATTCTAAAACATGGGGCTAAACTACTAAATCTACAAACTATGATAACCGCCGTAAAAATACAAATTATTTTTCAATAAATTTCTTTTTTACCAAGTTTAGCTTTGCCCTATATTCTAGGATTAAGCCTTTTAGCTCATCTTTTGTAGGTTTTTCAGTTTGCCTAGCTGTTTCTCTTAAATAATCAACTAAAGCATTGTTTTCTTCATTTAATTTATATTCAAATTCTTCTATATTCCCAGTTTTGTAATAATTACATTCCATACATTGAGGTCTGCAATTTTGTTCCATCCATCTAGTACTTAAATTTGACCTACCCATAAAGTGCCCACATTGTATTTCTGCAATCGTGTGTTTTTTGCCACAAGTATAACATTCAACTATACCAGTTTTATCTGCATATCTATTTCTAATGTACTGACTAAATACATGGTCAAGGTCTTGAATAAGATTTTTAAAACTTTCTGTATCATCTTCAAATTCTTCCAAACGTTTTTGTGTAGAATGTACTGTAGCACATTGTTTGCACATTTTCTTTGAAAACCAATAATCAATATTGCCACAATTAACACAACGTTTTTTCTTAGTTATTATTGTACTGTTATATGCCATAAATTATTTATTAGATTGTTCTAAACATAAATTACAAAGACCGTCATCATTCAATATCTCATTATGTATTGGGCATAATTCTTTCATTTTATTTCTTTGTTGATTTTTTAATACTGGTTTCTTTAATTTTTCTTGACCCTTTTTACCAATGTATAACATTTGCAAATCAAAGTAAAAGTTTTCTCTATCATCATCTGTAATATCAGGATGATTTTTAATTCTGTGGTTAACCTCATCTATTGTAATCCATCTTTCCATAGGTTATTTTTTTAGTTAGGCAAAGTTAATTAAATTAATTAAATAAACAAAAATATATTTTGCAATTTGAAATAATATATTTTACTTTGTGGGACAATAACAAAAATTTATGGAAAAAAAACCACCACAAGACGTAAGAGATGCAATATTACTGCATCTTGAAGAAATTGAGCGTCCATTATCTTGGTTATCTGATAAAACAGAAATACCATACCCAACCCTTTATTCAGTTCTCAAACAACGAACTTTTTCAATGTCCGATAGAAATATTGGCAAAATAAATAGAGTATTAGATACAGATTTTATTAACGATTAAAAATTATTTATGACTTATAAAGAAAAGCTTCTTGACCCAAGATGGCAAAAGAAACGATTACAAATTTTAGATAGAGATGATTTTACTTGTCAATGTTGTGGTGATAATACTCGAACTTTAAATGTGCATCATAAGTCATATTTAAATAATCCTTGGGATATAGATAATGCTGAATTAATTACATATTGCTCTGATTGTCATGTACTTATTGAATTAATAAAAATAACTCATGATTATAAACAAATAAAAAAAATTACAAAAAGTACATTATTTAAAAATAATGCTTTTTTATATACTATTTATTTAAATAAAGATACAATTGATTTATATATTGTTAATGATGGGCAAGCTAAATATAAATTAACATTAAACGAAAATTACATAAACACAATCAAAAATTTAATAGATGGCAATCTTTAGAAAGATTCACACTTCATTTTGGGGAGATTCTTTTATTCAGGATTTAACGCCAGAACAAAAGTATTTTTTCTTGTATTTACTTACAAATGATAAGACAAAACAGTGTGGAATATACGAAATAACATTTAGGCAAATGTGTTATGATACGGGATATAATGAAGAAACGGTTAAAAAG